AGCAATGGTAATATTGCGTTATATAACTTCCCTAGTTTTGCTTCCGCTGCAGCTAATTCTGTTGTTGCAGTAGTAGCGGTTGATTTGACTGATTGTACAGCTTCAAGTTCATTTTCATCAACTGCTGTAAAACCGAAATCAAAATCTAAATCTATATTATCTGCCATAAGTTTCTCCTGACATTTTGTGCTTTTCTTTACGATTATATTTTGTTTTATCTTCTTCGACTTTTGTTACCGCATGCACAGGAGTAATTTTCCTATGTTTAGGCTTTTCAATTTTTAATGTAAATCCGTTAAACTTCATATTTATCTTGTCTACTTGTATAATCGCTTAATGCAAAACGTTTGTTAACGTTAATTGCAACTCTAAATAATTTAATTGTATCTCTATTTAATAATAATTCACTCGCAGTATCTTTTAATGTTAAACCCAATTTTACTAAATATTTTTTATTATTAAATGTAATATTATGCTCAATCATTGGTCTTTCATCAACTGCATCCATATGTCTAGCTTTTGAAATACCTAAAAGATCAGATGTAAATTTCTTACCTGATTTTTCCCAATGAACTTTTTTAGCTTTTTCATCTACTTTCATTTTTTCAACATTAAACATCGATGCATTCGTACCATTTCCAGAGTCAAGTTTAGCTCTTACTGGATCATGTTCTAATCCTTCTACTATAATACTTTCAATAAATCCTGCTTCTAATCTAAAGAAACTTCTTCGATTATCAGGATCTAAAAGATATTGTAGAAAAGCATCAAACGTTTTAACATCTGACATTTTCTTTGTTTTCTTTTGAGTATATAAATCATAACCCATAAAATGAGATTTCACTCCTGGTGACCCATTTACTTCTAAAATATATACTTCTCCATTTACAATAGCATGATCAACACCAACAAAATATCCACCTACTGCTTTTGCAGCATCTATAACAATTTTAGCTTCTTTTACTGTTAATGTATGTGGTATTGTTTCTGCACCTAAATGCACATTCGATCTAAAATCTTTATTTTCTTTCTTTTGCCTTCTATGAGCACATGCTAATATATTACCATCGACTACTAATGTTCTATAATCTCCATCCATTTTTAAGAATTCTTGTAATATTAATTCTGCATCAAATTTCCATAAAGATTGACAAACAGAAACTAAAGAATCCATTGATTCTACTTTACTAACTCCAACACCTTGTGTTCCTGTCATTGTTTTTATAATAACTGGAAACTTACCACCTACGGATTTATGTGCAAATTCTATACTCTCAACATTATTTAAAAGAACCGTTCTTGGTGTTTGAACATTCTGCCTATTTAGAGCAATAGTTGTTGACATTTTATTATCACATATCATCATAGCTTCTAAATCATTTACCATAAAAAATCCAACAGTTTGTAATGAAGAAATAATTGCTTGACCCGCTTTGGTTGCAATTGCTCCACCTCTAACAAAAACAATTGTTGAGTCAATATTCATCTCAAGTTTTTTACCTTCACCATCAATATTTCTAAGCTCAACAGATCTTAATTCAACATCAGATTCACCTAAATATGCTTTATCAATATCAATTAGATTACATTTTATATCGTTAAAATCACACACATCGGACATTACTTTTGCTGCTGTTCCATCATCTAATGAATTAGCTAATATTACAACTTGAACCTTTTGAGAAGGTTCTGCGGCCTCATGAATGTAATTTTTAGTATATAACATAATCCTATTTATACCTATTCGGATCTTATATAAGCTTTAATGTACTCTTGTTGTACTAAAACAGCAGCTTTACCTTCAACATTGACAGGCATAGATTTTGACCAATCAAGCCAAACACGATCACCTCTAAATAATCCATCAACATGTGGACCGTATTCTAATACAACTCCAGGTTTTGATGCTTTATCTAATTGTGTATCTGCAGATAGTATAATTCCACCTGCTGTTTTTTCTTCTTTTTCAGTTTCTGCCACTAAGACATAATCATTTCTTACTTTCATTTTCCCATTCCTTTAGTTTTTTTAATTCTCGATCTACTATTTTTTCTAAATCCTCTATATCAGGCATAGTATCGTAACCTGAAACAAATTCTTCATCAGTGGTGGAGCTGACAGGGGTCGAACCTGCGACCTCATCCGTGCAAGGGACGCGCTCTCCCAACTGAGCTACAGCCCCACTTTTTTTCTTTCCCCAAATCAAATCCCAATTATCTGCATATTTGCTTTCATCTGAATTTCTGCGTTTGGAACCTTTGCCTCCATGCCATTGTTTACTCATTTAACTTTTTTTCCGTTATAAATAGATATAGAATATGACGATAAAGAAAGCATTTAAAAAATTTCATAAAATGATGAAATCGGGAAGAATCAATAAAATAGTAAATATAATGTTACCAATGATGGATGATACCTGCTACGATAAAAAAACAAGTAGCAAAATTTACTAAAACCACAATAGATCTCATTCCAGCGACATGGTCACTGAAGCGATCATCCTCGTTTTTTGCTTTTCCTCCGAGCGATTCTGCCCAAACTTTCCATATATATTTCATTCATAATACTCTTGTAGTGTGTAATAAATTGTTAACTCTTCACCTTCGTATACAGGTCGAGTAGTATATAATTCTCTTTGATCACCGTGATGATAATGTATATTATTGTTTACGAAACAATTTGGATCCTCAGAATGATTTAAAAATCCACCTAAAGGTGTTCTAATCCAATCTCTTCTTTGAGAACACCATATATGAGTTTCTCCTAAAAATACTCCAGCTTTAAAATCTTCGGTCGCTATTATTCCGTTTCCGTGCACTCCAGGTCCAACTTTTAAACCATCACACAATGGTTTATATCCATTATCAAAATTCATAATTATTCCTTATCTACGTATACTATTTTAATTCCTCGTCTTACGAGTTCATTTCTACATTTTTGTTTAATTCTTGGTCTTCCATTTGCGCTATTAATATATTCAAATAGCTCATCTTTTGGCATACCTTTCATATAGTAATTTGTTGTTGTTAATTGTCCAGTTTTTCTATCTCTTACTGTTTGAGATGGTTTAAATTTTATTGGCATATCACTTCACCGTTGTTATAGATCCATTCTTATTCACTCGGTATGCTTCAAACGTTACATCAGGATATTCTTCCTTTAGTGATGTAAGCGCTAATAAGTTTTCCATTGCATCATCAAATAATCTTATTCTTTTATAATTTCCAGTATCTAAATATTTTCTAAATACTACCTCTTTGTTTTTTGCGGAATTGTCTAAACCAATATTTCCAGCCCTTTCGATATAGACATCCTTCATATCTATACCGTGGGCCTCGAATGTAGCTACAAATAAGTTTTTGTCATCCATATCTCCGCGGGCAGTGACAACAATTACTTTTGAACCTTTTTTCGTAGCATTTTTGATAATCATTTTTGCTTTCGCAACCATTTTACCAACAGGTGTTGAGGTTTGATTAAATAGCTTTGCTGATTTAAACTGACCGTAATCAAAAGATTCTCCAGATTTTAACTTATAAGAATTATATTCTATATTTGTTAAATCTTTTATAACCTTTCCACCTTTTTTTACTTGTATTTTTGCAGTAGTATGAAAAAGAGTTTCATCTATATCAAAAATCGTTAGGCCCTTTCCAGCAGCTGCTTCGATTATGTATTGTATTAATTCTCTTTTCATACTTCTATTTATATACGTGGATTAGCTATTTTTAGATGTTTTAATACAACATCCATTTTATCTTCTGCATCTGCTATTTTAGCTATTTCTATATCCATAGTTTCTAAAATATCATGATGTTCTCCTACACCAACAGCATTTTCTAAGAAGATTTCAACATTGGCTTTTGCCATTTTAATTTGACCTTCATAGTGTGCTAATAATGCGTTTAATATTAAATCTCTCATGAGTTTTTCCTCGACTTAAAGTCATTAATTACACTGATCAATTGGCCGTCCCAATGATCTCGATGTTCAACGAATATCTGTGGACCAGCATCTCCTGCAATTGCAACTACTAATTGAGTAATAGGTTGACCCGTACGTTCTTCCCACATAATCGCATAAGCACATGCTTGCATAAAGTATGAACTAATCCATTCTTTCTTTTTAAATTTTGCTGATGTTTTCCAATCGATGATACTTATTTTACCATCCCAAACTCCAACACAATCTACCGTTCCAGCTACGCCTAAATGTTTTGAATACATTCTTTTTTCTGTAGCGTATACCTTTGTCAATTTATCATCAATGATAGGTTTAATATCTCTAAAATTAGACATTGCTATCATATGATCTGTTTCTTTAGGTTCATTTAAAATATATGATTCAATCATATCATGAACTTCATTACCTCTTCCAGCTGCGTTTCGTGAAACTCTGTTAGCTTCTTCTTCACCAACTCTAGCTCTCCATTTTGCAATTCCTGCAGCACTTAATATAGATAATACATTTGTTATACTATAGTATTTGTTTTCTTCAGGATCTTGATAAAATCTACCACCTGGACCATTATTAACTTGATTTAATTTATAATCTTCTGTATTTAATTCTAATTCAAACATTATTTAATACCTTATTAAGTCTTTCCATATCTTTCTGTCTTGTATATTTTTTTTTAAAATATTGAGATGTTTCTTCTCTATCAAAGGATGCATTAGCTACTTCATATATAACTTTACAACCATGAATAACACCTTCATATCCAACTAAACCGCATGTTTCTTTTAAAGTTGGCCATAACATAATATGTGTATCTGAAAGAGATTCCATAATATCAGAATGTAATGTATTTACATGTAAATTTATACCTGATTCTTTTACCATTTCCATAGCTTTAATAGTTTGTTGTTTAGTTAAATTTTCTTCGCGAGTGTAAACATGGCAATCCCATCCGTTTTTATCTAATTTTAACATTACATTAATTGCTTGAATAAATCCTTTATCTACAACAGGTCTTCCAACGAATACGATTTTATCTTTCTTAACTGGTTTTAAATCATGAGCATCTTCTAAATAATGTACGATATCGAATCTTCCATTATAAAATCCTTGTGATTCTAACGTATCACCCCATTTCTCTCTTTCCCAATCTCTTATTCTTTGCGTTCTAATTCTTGGTTCCCATTCTCTTGTTCTGTATGCTTTCATTGTTTCATTAGCTACCCAATCATTCGGAGATAATACTTTTCCACCAGCTTGAATAATCGCAAGTTGATTAAATATTGCAGTAAACGTTGGAATTGCTGCTTTTGTTAATTCATAGTAATGTTGCATATATAAAATTTTATCTAATATACCTTCGAAATTCTTTCTTAATACACCAGAAGTCATCATCGATGAGAGTAATATCACATCATAATCATCATATCTTTCTTCAACAAATTCATAAAATGTTTTAAAATCAAATTTGTGTGTATTACCTTCTTTTTTGTTATCGTATGGTCTAGATTTTAACGGTCCTAAAATAATATTAGGATCTGTAGTAATTGTATCGTTAGGTACTAAAAGTGTTACATCGTGTTCAGATTCCAATAATAGATCATATATATTTGAAACCCATTTTTCTACACCACCTACAAAAGATTCACGATCATACGTTGATGATCTTGGCCATTCTAACAAAATTTTCATTTAGTATTAATCAATCCTCTATCTTTTGGAGGCATTCCAGATTTAATTCTATCTTGAACTTCTTTCCAACCTGCTCCAGCTTTACTTAAAACTGCTCCATCTTTATTTGAAATAAATTTTATATTACCACTTATTTGTTGTTTCATATGAGGATTATCTTTCTTGAAATCATCAAGCTCTGATATCTTCATTATTTTTTCTTCTATCTCACCAGTTTTTGTATTTTTAAAATCATACGTTGGCATAATTAAACCACTCCGGTATTGGGCGTTTTGTCCACGCCATTTTGAATCGTGCTTGTTTTGTTTGATAGAAATTCCTATACGATTCTACAGGATTTTCTACGATACATTCTGGAAACTGTGCCATTGCTAATTTGAATGGTGTTTTAAAATTTGTAACTTGTATTTTATTTGGTAAATTACTTAATGCATATGATAATTTTGTTTCAGTTGCATGAATTTTTTCATATCTATATGTATATTCTTTGCATAATGCCATAAAGTGATCATAATGCCATCTATAATTAAGACTTGATTCTCTTGTCCATACTGTTGATGGATGATTGAAATGACATGCTTTGTATAGCAAATCTTCTCGTTCATCTGGTAATTTCCAATATTGTAACATAGATCCGCTTTTTGAAGGCCTACGTTCCATAGTACCATCTACCATACGATGTACGGTTGATAACATTTGTGCGGATTCTACGATCATTTTAACGACATGTTTGTCGCACTGCATTTGTGCAGCTATCACAGGATCATTATCTAAAATAAAAATATTCATAATATATATTATACCACATTTTGAGGTAAAAGTACACCGGTATCTGCAGAATACCGGTGGACTAAGTTTTTACTTGGGCAATCCCTCCTTATAATTAATGTTAAAAAAACATCATATAGGTAGAATAATCACCTCCTTATTTGTCAGTTTTCACTTTAGTAGCTTTAGATTTTTTATTCACTTTTTTCTTAGCTACCACCTTCTCTTCCTTTTTAGCTTTTGGTTTTTCAACCACGGGGATTAGGGCTGGAAACGTATCTTGTACTAACTTTAGCGTTATTCCTTTATATCTTCCAGTAAGTCCTTCTTTGCTCACCATTGCTAGGACAAGTTCAGCTTCATCTGGATGTAAACTTTCCAGCATATTGATGAACATACCCTCACGTTTAACAGGAGTAAGTGAATCACCTCTCCCACCTTTCATAAAATATTTTCCGAACATTTTTTGTTGTCTATACAACGTAGTTGGTTCTAAACCTTTTGGAGCATCATCTTTTCTGTATGGTGGAACACCTTTTGGTAAATTCCATGTTACAGATTCATCAAATCCGCCCTTTAAAATTGTTATTAGTGCAACTGAATAGTTGTCTTTTAAGTATTCTCTTCGTCCCTCTTGCGAATCAAGCTTTGCTGCTGATTCTAGGATTTCTGATATTAGTTTCTTAGCCATTGTAAAATTCCTCCACTGACTCAATCAAGTTATTACATCTTTTCTTTATTAAATAATTTAAAACCTTCATACGCATTGCAGGTTTTTGGTTGTTATAATTATCTATAACAGTTTGAAACCTATCCGCAGGTATTTCGTGTAAATCTATTAATTTTTTATTTCTTTGATAATTACGATATTCTTCTGTTGACATTACTTCTGCAAGTTTATCAGCATTTTCTGCCCAATGATCTATTTTCTTTTGAGTCATTGGACTTTGTCTGATTTCATCAACAAAGGTATTATCACCAGATAAAACGTTTGGTATACCATCGCTTTTATCACCTCTACATATATGTTCAAATAAGAACTTGCGAGGATTTGGATCTGAAACAGCTTTCTTTTGTATTGGAGAAAATTGTTTCACATTCGAATATTTTTGTAATTGTACAAAATCTTTATCAGATGATATAATCATTACAGGTTCATTCTTACCAAATTCTTGTGTTTCTATTGCTAATGCACCTATCATATCATCAGCTTCAAAACCTTCTTCATGCATTACTTTATATGGTAGATTTTCTTTGATCTCTTCTCTTACCATATTAAGTGAATTAAAGATAATATTCCAATCCATACCAGAATCATCTCTTGCTTTTTTGCGATGTGCTTTATATTGTGGATAATACTCTTTTCTCCAAGTATTCATTCCATCTGCACAAATCACCATTTGTCCGTATTCATCTCTATACTTTTTATTATACATACGTATAGAATTTAATATCATATGACGAATTAAATTCTCGTCATCTATTTTTTGCACAATTATATTACTTAGTGCAATTTGGTTATAATCTAGTAAAATCATTCATCATCCTCAAAGTCTAGTTCATCTATGTCTAATTCACCTTTTTGACTATATTCTATAACTTTTAATTTCATATATGTATCATTTATATCATCTTGTAATATATGTTTTAAACCAGCTTTTCGCATAAACATTGCTACAAATAAATTTAACATTACAAACATGTCTTTATATTCATCAGAATCTTTATCTTTTAGGTTAATAAGTATATCATCTCTACCATAATATTCTTTCAAACCATTTTCTATTAAATCAATACAGAATCTACCTAACTCAATGCATTCCTCATGAACATTCAACTCATGTAGCAATTCTTCTGATACGGGTGGTACTGGATTTTTGATCCTATGAGTAGGAAATTGTATTACGTTGTTTTTCTTCGACATAGGGGTATATTATACCATAGTTTTAGAGTTTTGTACATGTTTTTCTTTTAAATATTTGACAGAATTTCCACCAATACGTACGTTGATAATCCCATTGTAGTAATCCTCACGAAGTAATACATCTTTTTCGAACTGAACTTTTGCTTCCAAATAAGCACATTCACCCTTAGTTTTACAAAGAATAAGAATCTCGCGACAGAAAGCTTCAGCTCCCATCGTTTCAATATCCTCCAAAAGCGCTTTGCTGCTTCCGTAATATTTTCTCCAATCACTTTCTACTAATAGTTTTTTTCTTCTTTTTCGTGTTTTTGTAATGGGTAATGTTTTTTTACTCCAAAAGAACTTCTTACCGATATATTTCATACCTGTAAATCGATTTGTTATCTGATAAACAAACCCATACCAATCTTGACCATACCTTTCATACGTAAAAGGTTCGTCGGGTGCAAATTTGAGTCCTTGATATTTCCAATCCATATATGTATTTATACATCATCTTCATCGTATTCTGGTAATTCTATATCAGGATCTGGAGCTCCACAAAATGGACAGAACGGAGGTTCTATTGTATAAGTATCATCATCATCTCTTTCGTAATGAATTTCAAACTCTTTAAAACAGTACGTACATTCTCTTGGAATTATTATCACTTCTCATTCCAATCTGTTTTTGACCATTCTTCTAATTGTTGATAACCACCAATTATTTCTCCATCAACTTTGATTTGTGGAAATGTTCTAGCTCCTGGGAACTGTTCAAACAATTCTTCTCTCGTAAAATCTACATCTAATTGTTTATAAACGTATTCTAAACCATCTCTTAAACATAATGCTTTTGCTTTATCACAGTATGGACACTGTGGTTTTCCATATATTTCTATCATTTAAATACCATTCCTATTGCTAGCATCGATAAACCCATAAATGCTAGTACTACTACTTGTACTATTGACATAATAAATATTTGTCTCATGGGATGTACTTCTACTACTTTCTCTATCCAATCTTCGCTTGGGGCAAGATTAGCAGCTTGAAGAATCTTCTTCTCTGTTTCTTTTTTCACAAACTCAAACCATCTAAGGTAGATTGATCTACATCTTGTTTAACACCACCTGTTACATATGATGTTATTTCTGTTTCTTGAGGTGCAACTTGAACGTTTCCACCACCTATCCATTTCTCTGTCCATGGAAGAGGATTTAATTTTCCAACAGTATAAGGACATGTATATCCTAAAGCTCTCATTCTTTTACATCCTATCCATTCAATATAATCACCTAATAATTGTTCGTTTAAACCAATCATAGAACCATCTTTAAATAAATAATGTGCCCATTCTTTTTCTTGTTCAATTACTCGAGTAAATAATTCAATTGCTTGAGGTTCCATTTCTTTTTTGATTTTAACAAAATCAGGATCTTCTTTTAACATATTCTTAAGAATAGTAGTAGTTGCTGCAAGGTGAGTATTTTCATCTCTTGCTATAAATTTAATTATTTTTGCATTTCCTTCCATTCTTTTAAGTTCTGCAAAAGCCCATGAACATGCGAATGATACATAAAAACGTATACCTTCTAATGCATTTGCACTTAACATACACATCCATAATGCTCTTTTATGATCCATTTTATTTGTGGGTCCAGCATTTGCATCTATTAAATCATCATAATATCTAGCGATATCGTTTCCGCATTCTAAGATCTCTTTTGTTTCCAACATACCATCGAATACAACTGAAGGATCTGGATATATATTACGAATAATATGAGTATAAGATCTTGAATGAATTGTTTCAAAGAATGACCATGTTTCAATCCAATTCTCAACTTCAGGTAATGAAGCAATTGGTAGAAATGCCATATTTGGTGCTCTTCCTTGAACTGAATCTAATAGAATTTGTCTTTTTAAATTAGATGTAAATATATGTTTTTCATGATCAGTAAGTTGATCAAAATCTTTTTTATCTTTAGATACATCAACCTCTTCTGGTCTCCAAAAGAAACCTAATTGTTTTTCTGTTATTTTATCGATTGCAGGATATTTCAAAATATCAAATCTTTGAATGTCCACTCCTTCATCTAAAAACATATTTTTTAATAAGTGTGACTTTTTATTCTTTTTTAATATTTTCATATTACGCAGCTTTCGCAATCCTCATCGTCATCGATCGTTGATGATAATTCGGGCAAATCTTCTTTCATTTCCCCTGCACTATCATGTGTGTTAAAATAGTATAGTTGTTTTAATCCAAACTTGTATGCAGTAATAGTATCAGCTATCATCTGAGACATCGGAACTTTTTGATCTTCAAAATGTTCAGGATTATATGATGTATTGACACTTATTCCTTGGTCAATATATTTTTGCAGAATAGCACAGATTTTTAAATATCCATCTGGAGTTTTTTGATCCCAAAGTAGATCGTATTTATTCTTCAGTTGAACAATGCCTGGCACAACTTGAGCCATGACACCATCTTTCGATTGTTTATATGATACCAAGGCCCTTGGAGGTTCAATACCATTTGTACTATTACTAATTTGTGCAGATGTTTCAGCTGGCATTAATGCCATGAGCGTAGAGTTTCTAATACCTGTTTTTTTGAGTTGATCTCTTAGATCGTCCCAAGGCATACGTTCTTTATGCTTAGTTAAATTATCTACTGCACCTTTATATGTATCAATTGGAAGAACCCCACGTGCATATTTTGTTTGTTTATTCCACGTACATGGAGCTTTTTCTTTTGCAAGATCTGCGCTTGCTTTAATTAGATAATATGACCAAGCTTCAGCATATTCATCAACGATATCAAATGCTGATTCATCATATTTTAATCCTCGTTTCGCAAGGAAATAAGCTAGATTAATAATACCAACACCTAAAGGCCTTCTTCCCATAGTTCCATTACGTGCAGCTTCTACAGGATAACTTTGATATTGAAGTAAATTATCTAATGCTCTTACAGCTAATGTGCAATATTTTTCGAAATCTTTAGGATCATTAATCATTCCCCAATTGATAGCGCTTAATGTGCATAAAGATATTTCTCCATCTTTTTCATCATGATCTAATGGAGTTGTTGGTAAATCAATTTCACAACATAAATTAGACATTCTAATTGGTGCTTCATATGGATTAAACGCACCATGCTCATTTGCATGATCAACATTCATTAAATATATTCTACCAGTATCTTTTCTTTCTGTTAAAAATGATTGAAATACTTCAAGTGCTGGAAGAGTTTTCTTTCTTATTGAATATGCTCTTTCATATTTTTCGTATAATTGTTGAAATAGTTTTTGATCTGAATAGAATGCATCGTATAAATCTGGAACATCACCTGGATCAAAGAATGTTATATTACCACCTTCTAATAAACGTTGATACATTAATTTATTAAATTGAAATGCATAATCCATATGCCTAACTCGTGTTTCATCAACACCTTTATTATTCTTTAAAACAATAAGATCTTCGAATTCATAATGCCAAACTGGTAGATACACTGTTGCAGCTCCACCTCTTACTCCACCTTGAGAACATGATTTTACTGCAGCTTGGAAATATTTTAAAAATGGTATTAATCCAGTATGAACAACTGAACCATCTCCAATTCTTGCACCTTGAGCTCTGATTCCACCTGCACCGATTCCGATACCAGCTTTCTTTGAAATATATTTTACTATGGAAGTAGCAGTACTATTAATACTATCAAGGGAATCGCCTGATTCAATAAGTACGCAGCTTGAAAATTGTCTGGTTGGAGTACGAACCCCAGCCATAATTGGTGTAGGTAAACTAATATAGAATTGAGATATTGCATCGTAGAACTCCTTTACCCATTTCATTCGGGTTTGATCAATCTCATCATCTGGTAAAGATGTTGATCTATCACCTGATGATTCGAATAAAGTTAAAGCTACCATCATATACAACATTTGTGGTGTTTCGTATACTTCACCAGTAGATCTATCTTGTACTAAATACTTACCTCTAAATTGTTCCATTCCTGCGTAAGTAAATGTAAAATCACGATCGTGTTTTATATAATCATTAGCTTCTTGTAATTCTTTTTCATTATATCTTATCAATATTGCATCATCATAAATCTTCTTTTCAACATTCGTTTTGATTAAATCTACAATGTTTGATGGTTCATATCCACCATATACTTCTTTACGTAATTTGTAATTAATTAATCTGGCCGCAACAAATTGATAATTTGGAGTATGATCGTTTATTAATTCTGATGCTGATTTAATAAGTAATTCATGAAGATCATAAGCAGGAATATTATCATATAATTGTATATTTGCTTTTATCTCAATTTCAGATACTGAAACTCCTGTTATACCTTCGGTTGCCCAGAATAGGACTTTGTGGATCTTATCTAAATCAAATTCTTCTAATGTGCCATCTCGCTTTGTGACATTTATTTGCATAATTTATTCCATATTATAGTTTTCGCTAGGGTTATATTATACCATAACCGAAGCGAAAAGTACATGTTTTATTTTTTCTTAACTTTTAATCTTCGCTCGAGTTCCTTTAATCGATCATCAATATCTTTATACCCATCGAACTCTTCTATACCACATTTAGGATGCGCTATACTTTCTAGGTATTTTAATCTATCTTCTTGTATTGGATAATCCGCTTCGAATTTAGATTGTTTTTTCATCAATTCTATTTCATATTTTTCAGATAAATATTCCATAAATTGATCTACTTTCGCTTGAAAGTATATACCTATTTTTGTGGTTTGATACCATTTATAAAACTGACTCCCTATCACTGAAGAAAATATTGACTTGAGTGTTAGGATGAACAGAAAATACATTTACTTCACTTTCGAAAGTTTAGTAATTGCTTTTACATAATTAGGCATACCGTGATCTACTATACCATCAAAGAATTTCCATCTTTTCCATGAATTTAGTATACCTTTAAATAAATCTTTCCAAGTTGGTTTTGGTTGTTGATTACCATCTGCATCAAAATAAATCATTTCACCGTGATGTGTAAATCCTAACCATGCTGGAGGTATTCTACATACGATATCGTTATTATTTTGAAATCTTAAATGAGGGCAAGTAATGTTTCTAATGAATTTTGGTCCACCAACTCTTGGAGATCCAAAAGTAAACAACTCTACAGGTTCATGTCGTGTTGCAGCTATTGTAGCCATTGCAGCACCTAAAGAATGACCTGTCATATACACATCTTTCTTAACTTTTAACTGAGCATTATGTTCTAATTCTTTTAAAATATCCATCCAAAGATCATTCACTTCTTCTTGAAATCCTGAATGTACTTTTCCACCAGCTACTGCAGCTTGTTTTGCAAGTTTAAGATCAGCCATAACATCATTTAATTTTGATGGTTCTGTTCCTCTAAATGCAAACCAAAGATCATTACGATCTTTAGCGATTAAAACCTCTGCTCCACCTTTGGAGATTAAATGTGCCCATGGGAATCCCATTTTTTTGCACGCTGTTACTGCTGCTTTTTCTGATTTATATGCATGAGCAGATAGTTTTGCTGCTACTAATGCTCTATCGATTTGAGTTCGATCTTCTTTCATTCTTGTTGCCATTATTGTTTCACCTTCACTTGCGCTCCTACAGCATCTACATCGCCCTTTGGAGTTTTTATTGTTACGTTACGATAGTAAACTACCACTTCTTGAACTTCTCGAATATATCTTCGTAGTTCTTGCATATTGCCGCTCATGATTTCATAATCGCCAACTGATATCGCCATAAATACAATATCACCATTATTTACTTCTTTATTCCTTTCGAGGAACTGATCTAAATATGAATAACCTTCTGGCCATTCAGGATGTTCTTTTCCATTTTTGCACACTCTAACTGGAGTTCCATCTTCTTTGAGTAAACCGTCAGGATGATCTTCTTTTTCTCTAGCTCCAGGTTTGTCTGGATCTGTGTCACTATTCTTAATGCATAAGTTGGCTATTGGAGCAGTTGATACAACATTCCATTTGATATCTTCTAAATCGATACCTCTTGGCATTGTTGGTTGAATTATATTAATTTCAACAGGTTTTGATGAAACTGTTATCGGTTGTGCTTTGCCTCCGAATACGGAGCAACCACTAATTGTTAGGATTAATATCGCCGGAAGGATCGTCGAGCGAATCCAATTCCCTGCTGTCATTTTCGATTGTGTCAAAAACATTTTTTGTACCTCTATTCACTTTGGTTTCTAATAAACCTGGTTTTGCTATAGCTAATTGATTTAAGTTATGTCTTTTAAACACATCCATATATCTAGCTTTTTCAGCTTCTATCTGAGCATTCTTACTCATCATTTGATTAAGGCTTTCACCTTGTTTTTCGTATGATTCTCTCATCGCGTCCATAGCTTCCTCTTGTTGAGTTATAGCTACTTCTAATTGCATATTATTAAATGTAAGAGTTTGATTTTCGCTGTATAACCACCAGCAACCTAAACCTAATATTAATATAATTGCTATAAAAAATTGTTGCATTATTCAATTGTCTCCGTCATGTAATCCATAGGTGTAGCTGTTTTAAGCTCAACCTTACTTCCTGCCATTGTTTTAAATCTCATATGTTTGGCAGTGCACTTATAAAATTTTCTTACTTCGAACGTATGAACAATTACGTCAACAACTTCTCCTTCTGAGTTATATTGATTTTGTCTTACACGAAGAGTTTGATGATTTTCAAACCATGAAACACACCATATAAATAACTTCCCTATCAATCGGCCGAACCGAATCAATAGATCCTTAATATAACGAAGGTACTTCATTATTCAGCCTTAGCTGCTTTTGCTTTAGCTTCCTTTGCTACTCTTCGAGCGTTCATTCTTTCTACAAACTTTCTTCCTGCTCTTGTGCGACCATCATATTGAGGAACAGCTCTTTTCTTCTTTTTCTTATCATGAACTGCATCTGCTGGCATTGAAACACCACCACTCGCAACAGAGTTTGCTGCAGCATCTTCTTGACAATGTGCTGCTAATTCCCACTCTTTGTATCTTTCTATCTTCATCTTTTTATCTCTCCAATAGATATATATAATTTTTGCTTTGTTAATACATGTAATACTTCATATATTGGAGTATTAAACACATATCCTTTTGGTTCAGTAAAGTCTTCTACTAATACCTTTGAATTTTTATAACCTAACATTTCACCCGTTACAGGTGATGGAACATCTTCGGTTAATATATATGTTCCAGGATTTAAAGATCCTTGTGTTTGAATCCATGTATCTGAGGATTCTTTTAAACTTTCCCAATCAAAATCAACTAAGTCTTCAACTGCAGATTTTAATTGAGCATCAGTTAAATTTCCATTTTCTTTTAGAAGGTATAATGCTGTAGCCCATGAAGCTAAAACAGATTTACCGAACGGTATTTTACCTACTAATCTTTTTAGATTAAATACCAATCTATGAAAAATAGTATAAGAAGCTTTTTCTGCTGGTGTTTCTGGACTTCTTAGTTTTGTACCAACTTTATCTACAAGACCTAATTTAAAGGCTTGAGTTTTCTCCCACTTTTGTGTAAGCAAGCGAACGAATCTAAAAGCATATACTGTATCTCCAGCTCTACTTAAAAATCCTTCTTCTAAAGGTCTTACTTGATAACTCATATTTCTCTTAGTCTCTTAACTATTTCTTTATCCAAACTGATATCAATTTTATCTTCTTCTTTTAAATAGTTTAAAAAGACTAAGAAAGGTTTGATATACGAATAATGTTCTTCATTAATCTTAAACCAAACCATTCTATCAGCAGCTTCTACACCAAATACATTGTATATAACAATGAGATGGTTTAATATCAAGCGTTCTTGTAAATCACCTGACATTTCATAACGTTTTAACAGTCTTTTTAAATATTTAAATCGACTTAAATCTTCCTTAAACTCCAAAATATCGGTAGCTTCAGGGTTATTATAATGTTGTCCAGCGTATAACTCAAAGTTCCTTGCTGTTAGTTTTTCAAATATCTTCATAATCTTCCTATTATATTATAGTATACAGTACTACTTATAATAGGAAAAACTGTTAAGCTTTAAGCTGTGGCCAAACGTCTATTACGTCCTCTTTGTCCCAACCATATGTGTCCGGATCTGTTAATAAACTTACAATAAGCTTATGATCACCAGTTATATCAGCTGTTCCTTGACGATTGTTAACTTTAATTTTTACTTTAAACTTTTTCTCAGCAGCTTTAGTTTCTTTTGGAGAACCTATCCAATCAACATCAACTGTTGTTTTTCTTTCTGACATTGAAGTAAGCTTATTAATTTCAGCAGTTGAAATAGTAATAGTAGCTTCTTTTACTGGTTCCATTTCATCTTCTTCTTCATCAGCTTCATAGTTCTTATCTACGTAATCAAAGAATTCTTTCTTTTTATCACCTTCAAGTTCTGCTGGTGAATCAACTCCGAATTTCTTAAGCGCTTTATTAAAGAAATCTTGATACTTCTTTTGCTTAGGAGATAATTCTTCCTCTTTTGGTTCTGATTTTTCTGCAAGTTCTAATGCATCTTTTGCAACTTGAACCCACTCATTTTGCTCACCAAATTCTTGTTCTAAATCTTTAAGCTTATCTTTTTTATCAGCACCCATATATGCAACGAAATACGCTACGATATCTTTTTCGCTTCCAGTAAGAGTCATTTTATCAGGACCGAACATATTGTCGCCTTTACCAGGCATTTTTTTAAGTTTTAACCTAAACTTTTTAGCTTGTTTTTCGATAGGATATTCGTCGAAATCAGTCATAGTTGTAATAGATGCTTCTACTATTTCTTCAGCTTCTTCTTTGACAATACCTCCATTTTCATTTTCACCAGTTTTTTTGATAACATGTTTAGCTTTGAATTCTTTTTCGCCTTTAGCTCTTGGTTCTTCAGGTGATTCTGCCATTAAATCATCATGATTTGCTGCAGCAAATTCTTCAGCTTCTTCTTTTGTTTCAAATTCTTTGACAACATCGCCTTTTACGTTTTTGACAACAAATTTGTCTCCCTTTTCAGAAACATGATCTTTTGGATCCATTTCCTTCAAAGGTGTTTTTCCCTCCAGAACGTTACTAACTGTGTCAGCAATGCTTAGAGTTTCTTTATCTTGCAATTTCATGGTTTCCTCCTTTATTGCATTAATAACATTCCAGATGTAACTGTTGCACCCGCAACTACTACTATCCAAAATACTTTGTTTATTACGTTAACTACTACTGCATTTTGATTTACTGTACCTTCCAGTCTTTCCATTCTGCGTGTTAGTTCACCAATCATTTCTGATTGTTGTTTACTGAAACTAGCAAGAGTAGTGATTTTTTCTTCTGCACGAGCTAACGATATTATCGCCTCGGACATTTTATCAATCTTCTCTTCAATTCTATCCAGTCTATCTGATTGTTCCATATGATCCCTTTTTACCTGTGCTATTTCTTTTTCAGTCATACCACGATTTGTTCCTTTTGTTGCCATTATCCGTCCACCGGTGCGTTTGCACGCCATTGATAACAAGACCAATATCTAGCTTTCCATTTTGGTCCAGGGTTATCACAATTAAATCTAGCTCTAAAAGACCTTAATCTTTTGGGATCGTCTCTTTTTATATCCATATTTGGATCTCCGAATCTTAATTTAATTACATTACCCTTTTCGTTCTTTACATATACATGAAATTTAGCTTTACCATCATCTGATCTAATAGGATCATTAAGCTTAACTTTTCTTCCATCATATTCTGCAGCTTCAATTATATGATTGTAACTGCAATCTTCACAACAAAAATATTCAGAAAATGTTTTCATTATGTTATTACATCGAACTCCATATCATCTGACCAGTATATAGCCCATTTGTCCCATATACTATCTGATACATACATATATCGCAGATCGCCTTTATACTCTCCATCGATTACTTGATATATAAATCCAACAAAGCCATATTTCATTTTTAGGCCATTTGCTATATCATTAGCGAGTATACGCAATTTACCTGCTGCATTATACTGTGAAAGACCTCTATCATAATCATAATCACTTCTAAGATCTTTGATTTGTGGTTTATATTTCTTTTTAAAATCATCAATACTTTTAGCTATGATATATTTCTTATTGGCTTTATCACCATGTGGTACTACACCGAAACCTAAAATTTGTACTTTACTTCCTATACCGTAAGGATTATCTCCTTTTTTAAATCCGGATCTTTTAGCTAAACTGCCTTTTGCAAGAATCTGTACTTTATCACCAGCTTTTAGCTTAGTTATACCTATCTTACCCTCTGCGAGATATTCTTCTCTAATTTGTGTTAATGTTTTCATTTCTTTAGTGTCCTCACAACTTTACTTATAATCATTTTAAGAGCAGTTTGATATGCCCAACCATAACCATAAAAAATATGGAAAGTATGATTCTTTTCTATTTTTGATTTTGGACCAAACTTTTTAGTCCAATTATCTACATATTCTCCCTTATATCTTAAAACTGCATGTGACATTTTTAATTTACTTGGTCCAACACAACAAATTCCTGCTTGATGAGTGATTAACATCCACCACATTTTTAAATCGTTTTCTCCACAAAGTCTCCATAAGATAGATAATGCGTAATCTTCACAATCACCAACATATTTTCCTTCTGCATCAACGGATCTAATAATTTTCCATGCATCCGCCATACCATATTGTTCTTTATCTTTTCTATATTTCCATTTAGAATTGAATGAACGTACTATCTTATTTCTTTCTTTAATATCCATATACTACCTTTTTAAATCGTATCTAAATGTATTTCCTTTATTTTGACCAGATTTGGTTACTCCATATCCTGCCATTTTTGCTAATACTTGTACTTTTGGCCAAGCTTTTTCAAATTGTCCTTTAATTTTTAGTTTATGCATATCATCCATAATTTTTTGTACGATAGCATTTACTGTTTCCATATCGCTCATTACTAATGGTGAACCTTCATCAAGGTTATATGATTCATCAAACATACCTGAATCTTTCATCATTCTAAGAGCATCTTTCTTTGCTTTATCAGCATTATTTTTGTTGATTTTTTCAACTGCTTTCTTGATCATATCAAGACGTTTCTTTTTCTCTTTATCCGATAATGCTTCCGTTTGAAATTCTTCATTAGCTTTCGCTAATAGATCTGCAATTTTAGCAAGAGTTTCTTTATCTTTCTTAGATATAGCTTTAAGCTTCTTATCATTAGCAATCTTTCTTAAAGATTTACCATATTCGACAGTAGATTCTGCTCTTAAATTATTAAAATTTTTCATATTAATCTCTGTCCATATCAATAGTTCCGTCCCATTGGCCTCTTTCCACACCATTCATATATGAATATAGTGCTTGTTCACATTCAACTAGACTATTGTAAATATCGTTTGGATTACCACCTTTTGTATAACCTGTTTCAGCAGTATACTGAAAGTCGTCTTGCATCTTTGCAACTTTATGAAGTGCTTTAATCATATTTTTGATGTTTTTTACTTCTTTCTTTTTGTCAAACTCTTTACCATCAAACTTAGTTGGTTTGTACATAGGTATTCTAGCTTCAGATAAATCTTCTGTAACTTCTTCAAACATGGGTGCAAGTGCTTTGATTACTTGACCTAAATATGATGGATCCATATTAGAAATCATATCTTTTTCTTGATTAGTAACACCTTTAATATTTTTTACTTTATTCCAAATATTAGTGTATTTTCCTTTTTCAGTAAGAGTTCTTAATTCATTTAGATTTTTCATTTTATTTTTCCTTTAATAATATCGTCTAGGTTGTTATCTAACCATTCAATAAAATCATCCGGATCATCAGTATTAACCTCACCATTATCCATTGCCCATTGCATTAAATCTTCTTCTGCTTTCTTAGATAACTCTAATGAACCTTTCTTTGCTGCATTTTGAAGTTCTTTTTTGTGCTTACGAGCTATGTCTTTCATTTTCATAGCTTCACTCACTGTCGCAGATTCATACTTAGGTGCTTTCATTCTTTTACCTACCATAACACCAGCTTTAGTTTTTATAGAGTTTTCAATCACGTTTGATTCTTTAATTTTTCCTAACATATGTTGAATAGCTCCGTAAACTTCTTCACGAGTCATAGTATCGTTCCAACCTAAGCTAGTAGGATATGTTCTTAGTTCATTTGATGCAACTAACCACAAATCATCTTCAGACTTTTTGTCACCACCAACTTTTGCTGCTTTAAGTGCATCGTTTAGCTTTTCATTATACTTCATATTTTTCTTTTGATTTTTATCAATAAATGCAAAGTAATAATCTCCATCTCTAACAGGATATCTTAAAGCTGTCCAAACTTTTGGTCTAGCTGAATTACCTGGGTGGTAATCTTTTTTCATTTCTTCTCTTGCTTTATCTAAATC